AGCAGATGCCAGTTTTGGTCTGAAGAATCACGGAAGTCGCAACCATTTACCAAACCAAATTCATCAGCGGTTTGTAACATTGTGTATGCGCCAAACTTTCCAATGCTTTGGTCAAAGACGAAGTTGACACACGAAAATGCCGGTGGACTGGCACCTGGCTCTGGGTCGTAGGGCATTGATAGCCACAACCTTTGGTTGACAAATGAACAAGTGATTTTGTCTAGTTGTCCTGAGTTAACTTCGTCATTTATGATAATAGGTTTAATCCTGTTGAAGATGTCCTGCAAACCATTTCGGTTGTAAAAGAACAGTCCCTTGGGGTAATCAAAAAAGTAAACACCACCGTCACCTTCGGCAACCTGCTGTGGGTATTCAACGCCGTGAACGGTAGAAATCTCAACGAGTTGGAAGTTGTCGTTGTCATAACCCATGAGCAGGAATACTGCGTTGGGCTTCATAATCAGTAATTGACCGTCTACGACGGCTAGTGCACGGATGCCCTCACCACCGGCATTGATGTCAATATAATCTTCTTGTGCCCAGTCTTCTGCAAGACCTTCGTGAGACCAACGCAAACGATTTGGGTAACTAACCGCGTCTTCGTAGGTGTTGGCAACAAACATCTTATTTGCGTGCACGCGGATAATATTGGCACGAGGGCAGAAGCCACCGGTTGGCGCACTATAGGGCTGCCAGGTTGGCCCAGAGGCAGTAAGGGTAGATGCATTGGCTGCTGGGTAAAGCCACTTGTAGGCATTGGCATTGCCGGAGCCACCAACGAAATACAGAGTATCTTCCCACTGAGTGAATGAGGCGCCGTTCGGGTTTGTTATATCAATGTCAGTAGGACCAGCAAGGTTTAGCCGTGTAAAGTTGCCCCCTGTAGAATGCCAAACCTCACCCTCTTGCCCAACACCATTGTAGCCCGTTGACAACATAATTAACCGTCCATTGGGCTGGTCATAGAAGAACAACTCCTTGGGATTCCACACTGATTGAGATACACCAATTTGTGTTGTGTTCTTAAACTGAAAGCCAGCACGAGTGAATAGACCACCACGAGGGTCAATCTCCATGTTGAGAATACCGGGTGATTCATTATCGGCTAACTGGAATTGGTCAGCACGAAAGTTGATTCCGCCCGTGAAGTCGTTCTTTAATGCAAAAACAATATTACGAGCCATGGATTATCGGTACCAAAGAAGACTGCCACTCTTAAATGCGGGCCAGCCGTAGTTCCACGGATAGATTTGCAATCCACCAGAAAGAACCATTGGTTGGTTGTTGCTGGGATGCGTGATGTTCTGGCGTGATAAGGTAACACCTTGGTCAAAGTGGTTCATATATACGGCAGCCATCTCTGGGTCTTCCTGGAACTGGTAGCACCGAGAAGCAGCAAAGTTAATAATCATAATATGAAACTCATCGTTGATGTCAACGTCAAGACCAGAGTCGGTAAGCCAAGCATAACTGGGTTGACGGAAACCACGAATATTCAAAGCGTAGACGCCATCTGGCTTAGGATAAATCTGCAATCCGCCAGCCCACATTGAGAAGTAAACGGGATAACCGGGCACATCGGCGGTGCCATTCCAGTATTGCTGGGCCAGGAAGTCATCAATATAAATAAGTTGATTACCACCGTTGCTTTCGTTCGTGACACTAATAATCTCACGAATGTCGGCAAAGTCAGAACCTACGTTTATTCCTGTTGCCGTAGTGTGGACTTGGGTAAAACCGGTGGCATAACGGCGCTGAGAAGCAACAGTGTTAAGTTCGTAAGTAGTTTGGTACCACGGCCATTTGGTGTTTAGGCTAACAATGCGCTGAAAGGCTTCTTCAATAAAGGTATTAACAAGGTCTTCGCTGATGTCGTCAGACACACCGTTGCCGATTTGAAGGTCGGTAATGTCTTCGACTAGGTCGCGGAGTTCGTCAATATTAAGACCCATCTGTTACCTCATTTTTTGGACCGTGTTCAGCCCAATGCGCTTCTTTCTCGGCTTCTTTAGCAGCAAGGCGCTCCTTCTCCATCTCCTGGAACTGTGCCTTGTAGATAAGCAATCTCTGGGCTTCTTCGCCCTTAACCAAACCTTCGCCGTGCTTAAGGAAGTGCTGCAAGTGTCCGAAACACAACGGTGTCCCTTTTGACTTGGGCGCTCTACATTTGTAATTATCCCAACAGCATCTAGTCGCTGCTGCTTTATAGGGCACGCCACTAGGGGGCGCAATCATTGTTCCGGGATTAACGAACGCTGGTGCTATGGATGTGTCCTTGGACCCCGCTGCACCATACACTGATTGTGTTCCGGCGAGCACCTGGCTACTATGAACCGGCGCATAAACTGGCTGAATATCTGGCATGTTTGCTCCTTCTATATATAGACGTTTTTCTTACACAATCCCATAAAAACAGAATCCTTGGCACCAGTCCCGCCCGAAGGATTAGCGAAACCGATGCCAAGGACAACTGTGCTTGTCGGGTATGAACCCCTACCCATCAGGTTAGACCGGTGAAGGCTCCCTGACGTGCGCGGTTGCTGCAGGTGAGTGCACCGTAGGCCAAGACGATGGCGTAACGAGCATCCTTGCCGTTGACTGTACCGTTCTGGAAGTCGGTGGTCTCAAACCAGTGACCGTTCATACCAACCAACTTCAGGTACTTGCTGTTGAGGAAGTACATGTCGCCTGCTGGAGCAATCTTGTCAAACACGACAGGAGTCTGCTTGAACATCAGGTTCTGGAAGCCTGCATTGGCCTTGGCTACGTCCTGGTACCGAACCTGGGGAACCAACAGTTCCTCATACTTCTGGTACTGGGTTTGGGTTGTGACGATGATGTCGGGAACGTCGTTGCCCTTGGAGGCATCGTTGTACACAGCAGCCATAGCCTCGGTTGTGAGGGTTGTGGTTGCGGAGTCCACCTCGGGGTTCCACCAAGTCTCGGTGGAGGCATCAATGCCACCCACGGCGTTGTTGACGGTACCAACAATGGTCTGGATGCCGAAGAAGTTGTTGCCAGCGCCAGAACCGGTGAACAACTGGGTGTTCATCAATTCCTTGAGGCTCTCTTCAGCCTGCATGATTTTGGCGTTGAGCAACTTGATGACGGCTTCCTTGCCACGGTTCTTGGCCTCTTCAATACCGCTGATAGCGATAGAGGCTGCCATCTGCTTCCAGGCGTACTCAGCAGCGCTGATGCCGTCCTGGGGAGTTAGCGAGATTGTGTCAAATCCCGCATAAACAGCGGCAGTGCCGTTGGAGGCGTACATCAAGGGCTCTACGACTGAAGTACCGCCCTCTTCTACGACTACACGACCACGGCTGTTCAGGTGGTCAAGAAGCACGTTGGCCTTGAAAATGTTGTCAACAAGCGTAGGACGATAGTTCTGCAGCGTTGTTGACAGAATTGCGTTAAAATCTGGGTTACCGGGCATAATGAATCATCTCCTTAAGATGTTTTAGTTTTTGTTTTGTTACTAGAGGCCTAGCGCCTTTTCGGCTTGTGTCCAGGCATCTAGCACGGATGTGGGTTTGGGTGCAGGTGCGGGTGCTCCTCCACGAGCGGAAGTTGAGCCAGAGACAACGCCTGCTGCTTTCTTTGCCTGGGTACGCTTGGTGGTTTCGGCAACCTTCTTCGTTGCGTCTGCCCGCTCGGCGTATACCTTGTCAAACTGGATTAGTTTGAAGGTGTCCTCCAGGTTCTGAGAACCAGTAGCGAGTGCTCGTGCGATAACTTCTTCTCGGTCAAAGTCTTCGCCGTACTTGCGTTCAAGGTCGGTGATTTCTTTCTCCACCTGGCTAAGGGTTTGCTGGTATTCCAGTTCCCGTTTCCACGCTTTGATTTCTTCAAGTTCCTTGACTACGGGGTCAACCCAAACGTCTTCCTCAACGGCTTGGACATTTGGTTGGCTAACACCGTAGTGTTGCTGTAGCAGGGACAAGGTGCCAAACGGGTCACGCTCCAAGGCTTCTGCCAAGGCTGCTGCCGTCTGTACTCCTTGCTTCTGCTTACTGAGTTCCTGCGTCTTGCGGGTATAATCCGCTTGGCGCTGGTATCCAGCAAGAGCCTCCTTGAGCGGAACTTCTACTTCCTCACCATCAATCTTGATAACTACGTGCTTGTCGCCGTACTCCGTTACATCAAGAAACTCTGGGTAATTGGCTTCGTCATCCGTCCAATCGGACTCAACTGCTTCCTCATCCGTAAACTCAACTTGTCCATCCAGGGGCTGGTCTACGTCAGTATCGGTTGCATTATCTAATTCGTTATCCATTGGTAGGGTCCTCTCCTTCGCAGGTTGTCCTACCTATATGCACTTTTCTTACATTTACGCCATAGGCAAGATGCCGGACTCCATCAGAATCTCCATAACCTCTGGCGTAAAGCCACCACGATTAACTATTTCCTGAAGGATTTCGGGAGGCAATGACATCAAAACTTCGGGTGGCAACTGCTCGCTACCAGGGATTTGTGCCAACTCGGGAGGCAACTGCATTGGCGCTGGAGGTTGCGCACCAGCAATCTGTGCTGTCATCTCAGGAGGAAGTGGTCCACCGGCAAGTATTTCCTGTAGTAGTTCAGGTGGCAAACCAGCCAATTCAGGTGGTAGTCCTGGTGCTCCCATTGCCATTTGGTCTGGCATTGGTGCAACCGGCGGTTCTCCGGCAGGCAACTCAGGAGGTGGTGGCATTCCGCCAGCCGGTGCTGGTGGCTGTGAGGGATTCACGGGAGGCTCTGTTGGCTCTGGCTTATTGAGGAATCTGTCAACATCCTGCACACCAAAGCCCTGCTCAAGTATCAGTTTTGCCAAGGACTCAAGGTTAACCACCCCGGCCTGAGCAAACGGTGCCATAGCGTCAACAATCTGCAAAGCACGCTGGCGACGGAAACCCTCGTTCTGAGGAACCGTTGAACCAGCCTCAACGCTAAAGTCAAACTCGCCGTCAATATACTCTGAGTCAAAGTTAACCCACGCCCAAGCGCCACGCTTGTCGGTAACACGGACAGTCTGCTCTTCGGTCATAAACTGCTGAGCAAGTTTGATGAGGCGATAGGCAACTTTGGCAATGCTGTGTTCAATGATGGTTAGTTTTTCTGCGGCACGAGAATCTGCTGCACCCTGAAGAATACTGGCCTCGGTAGCAGTACGACGAATATCAGGCAGAACACCACGCTGGTATTCCGAGATACCCGACACTCGGTCAATGTCGTTGATTATTAGTGTTGATTGATTATAGAAGTCTGGTGGGTTAATCAAGGCGGGCATAGGTGCAACCACATTACCCAGGTTTTCGTCACCCTTAACTGGCACCATAGCGTTGTCCTCGTCGGATGACAAGGCGCTGCGACCAAAGTCGTCAAAGGCATTTTCCTTGAACAGGTACTTACGGCTGTAACGCTTACGGTGGTTCATCATCTGAGTACGGGTTTCATTAAGTTCGTACTGCAGGGGTTCAATCGCCTCTAGTTCGCCCATTGGATAAAAGTATCCAGGAATGTCGTAGTTGCGCAACATCGTAAACGGATGTCCGAAAGCAAAGGGAATCTCGGTTGGCTTAACCAGGAACTTGTCTCCACCTTCGGCAGCAAAGACACACATGGTCTTCTTGTCTAGGTCGTAATACTCAATAATGTCAGCATATGATTCGGTTGCGTAGCCAGGGTCAAACGGCTTGTACTGACGACCATCATTGAACTGAGATACCGTAGAGCCGGTAACATCTTGGCGTGCGCTATAGTCATAACGCTTGTCATTTTTGACGTCCTTGATGGGCCGACGAACACGCTGGGCAATCCAACGAATGTCCTTCATTGTGTTTCCCTCAGGGTCAACGAACATATTAAACGGGTCAATGCGCTCAATAAAGGGCCGGTCTTCGGTAACGATTATGTCGGTTTCGGAGAAGTTTACAGGCTTATCTTTTGATGCCCTCTCATCGTCGGTTTCCTCAACAACGACATCTTCCTCAACATAGCGATAACCGGACTTTACCCAGCCGTGACCAATAATCAAAAAGTCTCGGACAGCCAATTGGAATTCCTCTTGGCATTCGTAGTGCTGCCACCAGTAGTTAACAATGGCTTCAGCAATAATTGACTTGTCGGCGTCTTCTGGACCACGGGGATTAACGACAATCTTGGGGCGACCAATTGACACCGATGGGTACAATGTATTGATGGTGGCAAATGCAATGTTGACCAGCATCCGGTCGTAGGGTGCAGTTGAGCGGTATTGCTTGCCACGATATAGGTTAATCATCCGATTCCAGCAAGGGGCATAATCGTCCCTTACCCAGATTCTTGATGAGTCGTATCTTTGACGATACTCAGCGAGCAAGTCAGCATTTGATTTACGTGCCATTTACTATTTTCCTTCTCCT